GGCGTGCGAGGCAACCCGGATGACTGCGTGGACTCAACGGTCTGGCTTATCATTGCGCTGTCAAGGGGCCGGGCGCGGCTGAGGATGAGAGGAGTGCACCGTGGCTGAACGCTACACCAACACAATGAGACCGAGGACTGGGGTGCTTGACGACCAGCACAGCGATGCCTCTTCGCTCTACTACCTGCCCGACGCGGCATCAAAGGCTCGCGTCAGAGGATACGCGGAGGCGGAGCTGCTCCTGGACGTGGAGGAGCATCTCAAGCTATTCCAGGTCCAGGCCCATGACATGAAGGCCTCCTATATCCCGCTGGACTTCGCGGGCATGCTGTCGCGGCTCATGCGGCACTACACCTTTTCGCCTGGCTTTGAAGTCCGGGCGCTGAACCCCACGAAGAAGGCGGACGCCAACATCAAGCGCATCATGGAGAACAGCGACGCCACCACTCTGTTCAGGGAGGTGGCGGAGTCACTCCCTGCCCTGGGTGACGCGGTGATCCGGGTGGACCTGGTGGAGCCCGAGCGGGTGGGGTCATCCGCGGATGTGATGCAGGCGCACATGCGCTACGTGAGGCCCCACCAGGCACACGTGGCACTCAACAAGCTGGACAGCCAGCTGGTGGAGGAGGTGACGCTGGCGTGGCAATTCGCGGCCAGCACGCTTGGGCGCACTGACACGCGGTCCATCGTGCTGCGTGAGATCCACGTGCCGGGGTCCTTCCAGTTCGATGTCCACTGGTGGGATGGTGAGAAGCTCACGGTGGGCCCGCCGCTGGAGGAGGTGTTCCCCTCCCTCGAGTCCGGCCCGCATGAGACGGGCATCGATGAGATTCCTATAGTCTTCATCCCCAACAACCGGAAGGCCGGGGACTTCTGGGGGCGCAGTGAGTTCCCCCGCATCAAGCCCATCATCCAGGCGCTGGAGAATAGGCTGGCGCAGCTGGACGAGGTGCTGGAGAAGCACGCGCGGCCAAAGCTGATTGTGGGGCCGGGCACGCTGGACGAGGAAGGCCGCACGCTGCTCGAGCACTTCGACGTCATCGAGATAGAGTCCTCCGTCCTGGAGAAGGCAGTCAAGCCCGAGTATCTGACTTGGGACATGAAGATCGAAGGCATCAAGCACGAGATTGAGAAGCTGGAGGAATACTTCTTCATGTTCACGGAGACCAGCCCGGCCAGCTTCGGACTGGAGCGCGACGGCAGTCAGGTGGAGAGCGCGCGGGCGCTGAGGTTCAAGGCGCACCGGACCATCAATAAGGTGGAGGACCTGCGCGACCCGTTCGGCGACGCGGTGCGGAAGCTGCTGAGGATCGCCCAGAAGCTCGAGACCGGGGACAGCGGCGAGCACAAGTACAAGGTGGCCCAGGTGCAGATCGAGTGGCCGGACCCGATCATCGAGGACGACACCCAGGAGGCCACGGACTACGCCCTGCTGCGGCAGAACCAGCTCACCAGTGTCCACCGCGCCGTCAAGGATCTCTATGACCTGACGGACGAGGAGGCGGACAAGGAGGTGGCCCGCATTCTGCAGGATGAGCTGGACTTTGCCGAAGCAGCGGGCGCGGGAATTGTCCCGGGCCTGGGCGGTGGGCCGGGTCTGCCGGTGGTCCAGCCGGTCCTGCCGGCGGGTGGCGAGGCCGCGCCCGCGGCGGGCCTGGGTGAGGTGACGGTGGCGCCTGGCGAAGCGGTCTGATGGCCAGGACGCTTGACCCCACCACCATCGTGGACCCGGTGGCTGTGCTGGTGCAGCAGTACCGGGTGACGCTGGCCCGGATCGCCCGCAGGCTGACCACCGGCGCGCTGCGCCCGGACAGCTACCTGGCCGCCCAGATCCCCTTCATTCTGGAGGAGCTGGGCAAGCTGGACATCTTCGCGAAGCGCTGGGCCACCAAGCAGATCACCATGGCCTACAGGGCCGGGGCCGCAGCTGCGCAGGCTGAGCTGGCTGCAGCCGGCCTGGCCCCGCGCGCCGCCGCCTTCACTGGGTTCGACACGGCCGCGGCTGCCGCCCTGGTTGCCCGCACCAGTGCCAACCTGGCCAACGTGCAGAGCGCCCTGGTTCAGGGGCTGCTTGGAGGGGAGCGGCCTACCACAGCCCAGGCCGTGCGCCTGATGCGGAGCGCGCTGGCCGGAGACGGCAAGCTGGTCAACGTGGTGGGTCAGGGGATGTCTGTCCGGGTCCCCTCGGGGCGGCTCTGGCGCGCCGACGCCTACGCGCGGATGGAGGGTGTGACGGCCACCAATGACTCCATGCGCGTGGCGCGCCGCTCGAGGTATCTGCAGAACGGCGTGGACGTGGTGGTGGTGACCTCCACCGGCACAGAGCATGAGGAGTGCGCCGTGTGGGAGGGCCAGCAGCTGTCGCTGACCGGCGCCACGCCAGGGCTTCCGACTCCGGAGGACGCCCGCGCGGACGGGCTCTGGCACCCCAACTGCGAGCACAGCTACGTGGTGGACGGCTCGGCGGAGCAGCCGGGCGGTGACCTGACGCAGGAGGTGGAGCCCAACTTCCCCACCCTGGGGCAGAGACCCTCCACGGTCCGAGCAGCTGCAACCTCCCGTCTGCGCTCCAGAATCTCGGAAGCCCTATCGCGGAGTTGACAGAATAGTCCTCCGCGGTGATACTCTATAGAAGCCCCACACCCGTGGGAGCAGTTCGCGCGGCACCGTCTCGCGCGCAGCCCAACTGAACAGAGCAGCAACGGCGAGGCGCACCCGCGCTTAAATGGAGGTTTGACCCATGACCGACGTGGCATCTGGCCAGCAGGCCACTGACGACATCACCATGACGAAGGCGGAGCACGACAAGCTCACAGCCCGAGTCCGGTTGGCGGAGAAGACCGAGAAGGACGGCAAGGCGAAAACGGCGAAGGCGAAGGCCGACGCGGAGAACGCAGACCTGGCGAAGCGGCTGAAGGCCGCAGAAGATGCCGGCATCGGCAAGGAGCTACGGGAGACCGAGACCGAGCGCGATGGGCTGAAGGCCAGGCTGAGCAAGGTTCTGACAGACAACGCCATCAAGGATGCGGCGGGCTCGCGCAAGTGGTCGGTCTCGGCCCAGCGAGCAGCCGCGAAGATGCTGGACCCCAGCGCACTGGAGCGGGATGACGAGGGAGTGCCCACTGTGGACTCCGTCAAGACGGCTCTCGATGGGTTGGAAGGTGAATACCCGGACATCTACGTCAGCACCGGACTGCCCGGTGATGGCGACAAGGGCGGCAAGAAGAAGGCCGTCCAAACCCCGGCAAACCCCGGGGCCACGGTAGAGCACGGAGCGAAGTTCCAGGGCTTCATCTCGGAGCAGGAGTACGTGGACACCCCCTTTGAGGTGAGGAACACCCAGGAGTTCCGCGAGCGGTTGGACAAGTCACGCCAATACTGGCCCGGCGAGTTCAACCACCGAGAGCTTTAGCTGGGCTGGGGTAAACTCCGGCACCAGATCGCACGTCGGTCGGGTGATTGTTGAAGGAGAACCAGACGATGGCCAACACCATCACCAACTTTTATCCGACTCTGTTCTCGGACATCGCATACATGGAGCTGGCCAAGGCGGCCGTGTCTCCGTCCGTGACCAACATGACGTGGGTGAGTCCCGGCGGAGCCGCCGAGGCCATCCGCATCCCCCGGTTCAACTACGATGAGAGCTTCATCGCAGCCGTGACCGGACTGGCGGACAACCCGAGCGACGTGTCGGAAGCCTCCATGGTTCTGAACCTCGACCGGCACAAGGGCTTCTTCTATCAGATCAAGTACATCGAGGAAGAGAAGTCCAACGTGGGTCTGGGAGAGGCCGTGCTGCGACAGCGCAGTGCCGCGCTCGCATCCGTAGTGGACGCGGACGTGCTGGCACTCACCGCTGGGTTCACGCAGATCCTGAGCGGCCAGTGCAACAAGGCCACCCTGGTCAGCGCCATCGAGCTGCTGAACGAGGCCAACGCCCCGCAGACGGACCGCGTCCTGGTGGTCAACCCGGACAGCTACTCCGACCTGCTCAACACCGATGACTTCATCCGAGCGGATGGCGTCGGTGACGGCACCAGCATGAAGACCGGCCAGATTGGCCAGGTCCTCGGGCTGGACGTGTTCCTGAGCAACAACCTGCCCGCGGACACGGACGCATCGGTGATGCACCGAAGCGCCATCGCCATGGCGATCCTGACTCCGGTGCAGGTCCGGGTCTTCGACCAGCCGCGGCACTTCGCCGTGGGTTACTCCGGGCGCGTTGCCTGGGGCCGGGTGGAGATCGAGGACACCGTAGGGGTCCAGATCGACCGGCCGTAGCAGGCCGCACGTGCACCAACTTCACAGGCCCCGTCCGTCCATTGGCGGGCGGGGCCTGCTTGTTTTCGGAGACCTTCATGGCTAGTGAGTATCAGTACCTGACCACCGACGAGTATGCGCGGTATGACCTGTCCGTCTCCGGCGTCAGCAACGTCCCGCTGGCGGAGCAGCATATCAGCTACGCGGAGAAGCTCATCGACGCCTACTGCGGGGCCTGGCCGAAGTTCTACGGCGAGGGCACTGGGATGGTGGACGCTGTCTCCGGCGCGTTGGTCACCTCCTCAACATTTGGCGCCTACAGCACCAACTACTGGGCGACCGGCGGGCTATATCTGAACGTGTTCACCGGCGGCGGTGAGGGCGAAGAGCGCCTCATCATCGGGTCCACCTCAGGGCAGCAGGTGACCCTGGCGTCCGCGATCTCTGGCCTGGACACCACCTCCGAATTTATCCTCCGACAGTACAGCACTTTTCCCCGCTACAAGGACGTGGATGCGGCGAATGTTCCTTTTATTCACCGCAACATCAAGCAGGCGGTGGCCGCCCAGGTGGCCTTCGGCACGCAGAAGGGCAGCGAGGGCGCCGGCATGTGGCAGGCTGAGCCTGTACTCAATGACCGCGCGGACCTGGTGTCCGAGTCCTACGGCAGCGGCTACGGCTACAGCCGCGACGCGCGGCGCGTGATGGGCCCGGGGCAGTACATCGCCCCCCAGGCATCGGTGCACCTGCGCGGCTTCGTGTGGCGCGTTGGCAGAATCCCTAGACACAGGAGTGATTATTCATCATGAGCGCCATGACGGACTACCTGGAGGAACAGGTCCTCCATGACATCTTTGACAATACGGTCTATCTGGGGCTGGCCCTGAGTGGGGCTTTCGCGGATGACTCCTATGCCACCGAGGCGTCAGGCCAGGCCTATGTGCGCCAGGAGCTGGTCAGCGGTGAGTTCACCATCGCAGACGCTGGGGGAGGTCAATGGCAGGCGATCAATGCAAACGCGATCAGCTTCCCGGAAGCGACGGGGGACTATGCAAACCCGGTGGTGGGGTGGGGCCTGTTCGATGCGGTGTCGGGAGACAACTTCCTGATACACTCCACAAGCCAGAGCAAGCCCGTGGTCAGCGGCAACGTGGTCTACATCGAGGCCGGGGAGCTGGTCATCGAGGCCCAGTAAAGATGGGGCAGCTTGAGGACGAGTACGAGGCCCGCTGTAGTACGGTGGACCCGCTTGACGACGTGGGGCGGAGCTGGCACTGGCTCTGGTATGCGAAG